CGCCGCCGAACGCTTTCCCGACGAGGTCGTCGATCGCCATCTGCATCAGCTTGTCGGCGATCTTGTTGAGGGCGTTCATCCCGGCATTGCCGAGCGCCTCGAACAGCGACTGGCCTTGCCGAAGGCTCTGCGTAAAGTCGGTGAAGAAGCCGCCGACCACGTCATTCGCGAGGGTGAAAAGCTCCGTCATCTGGCGGGTCTTCTCAGCCGCCGCCGCCTGAGCTGCAGCGCCCTCGCGCAGCTTCTCGATGTCAGCGGCCTGCAAGGTGATGCCCTGCGCCCGCGCCTGGTTGATCGCCTCATGCTCGATCCGGTAGGCCATCGCGGCCTCCGTCGACATGAACAGCGTATCTTGTTCGATCTGCTGCGCCGCGATGAACTCGTTCGACTTCGTGATGGCGTCGTCCATGAACTTCGCGGAGGCAAACTTCGCGTCAGCCTCGGCCATCGCCGCGGCCTGAGCCTTCAGGCTCTCGGTCTGCGCTGCCGAAAGAACCTTGTTGTCGTTCGATGCCTTGTTGAGCAGCTCAGTCTCGTGCTTGAGCCGGGCCGCGGCCTCGGCACTCATGCCGATCGCGGCCGTCTCCGCATTCTTCATCGCGATGTAGTCGCGCGACGATTCCATGGCTGTCTTGTACGGGTCTGAACCGCCGCCACCACCCTTTGCTGTCGGGCTGCCCGCGCCGGTCGATCGACCGCCCGCTGGCAGGAAGCGCGAGGCATAAACCGACGGCGCGCCGGCGCTTTGGATGCCAGCGAGCTGCGCGAACTGCGCCGCCGACTCAGCCTGGTTCAGGCGGTCGATCTTGTCTTGGGTGAATTGCCTGCTGGCCGGGTTCCACTGGTTCGCGAGTTCCCGGTCGAGCGCTTCGCGCTTCAACTGCGCCAGTTCTTCCGGCGTTGCGAGCTTCAGGCCGCCCATGCTGCCCTGAGCGCGCGACTCCTTCAGGATCGATTGCCAGAAGCCTTCCTTGGAATTGATTTGATCCATGACGCCATTGATGCGGCCCAGGACCTTCTCGACTTCCGTGAGCGCCACCGTCGCAATGGGAGCGCCCAGTTTGGCAATAGTCACATCGGCCGTCGCGCCCGCGCGGATCAGCGCGTCGCCGAGATCGTCCCACGCCTTGATGACGTCGCCGCTTGCAATAGCGCCCGCCTTTTGCGCGGCGGCCACAGCCACGTCGCTGCCCTTCGCGATTTCCTCGAGGACGGTCGCCATCTTGGCGCCGCTCTTCCCGAACAGCTCCATCAACGTCGCTGTGCGCTGGGAACTCGAGCCGATGCCGAGCACACCCCTTGCGACTTCCGGCAGGACATCCGCCACCGGCCGCAGTTCGCCCTGAGCGTCGAGGAGTTTCACGCCGAGCTTAGCGAATAGCTCGACCTGCTCTTTGCCTCCGTCCGCCGCCGCGCCCATGGCCTTTTGCAGTTTCGTCAGCGCGCCATCCATTGCCGCCGTCTCTATGCCGGCCTGGTTGGCGGCATAGCGAAACGCCTGAAGCTCATCCGTCGTCACGCCGATTTGCTCGGCCTGCTCGCCGAGGTCGCCGGTCTTCATGCCGGCCGTCCATACCTTGTGCGCCAATGCGGCGGCCCCAAGGGCGGCCACCATGGGGCCGAGCGCTGCGGTCAAATACCCAACGCCGGCACTCGCAGCCCGGCTTGCGATCGATGTCGCGGCGAATGCCTCGGACGACTGACGCGCCGCTGCTGCGCTGGTGCGGCTGAACGCCTGCATGCGCGCGGTCGCCGACGAGAAGGCCGAGGCCGTCTTGTCGATCGCCGAAATCTCAAGCGACCAGCGGGCGGCATCAAGCGGCACGCCGATGCTCCCTACTTATCGGCTGCGACGATGCGGCAGTACGCCAGCCAGCCGGTGAACTCGGCCATCGGCATGGCGTCGATCTCGCGTAGTGTCTTCCCGAGCCGATCCGCCAGCGCAAAGCGATTTAGCGCGAACGGATCGGCCCTCAGTTTTTTTCCGTGTCGTCCACCGACGAGCCGACGATGGCGGCAATCAACGGGCCAAGACGGTCGCCGGCCACCTCGTTGCGAAGCGCCAGCTTGTCGTCCTTGGTGAAGATCCGCTTGCCGTCGGCGTCGGTGCATTTGCGGATGATCATCTCGGCATTGCGCAGCGCGTCGTCGGTCGGGTGCATGCCGCTCAAGCTGGCAAACTCGCCGCTTGTCATCGGCTTCACCCATACATCGAAGCCGAGCACCTCGACCTTGCGGCGCCGGCTCGTGAAATCGGCCTTCAGCGCCTCGATCAGCGTGGCCATGCTCAGACCGTCGACGGTCCGGTGAGGGCGCCGTTGCCCTTGAACGACAGCGAAGCCTCGACCATGCCGTTGTGGGTGCCCTTGAGCGTCCACTTCTCGACCGTGGCGGTGCCGGTCCAGTAGGTGTCGCCGCTATCGGCGCCCTCGGGATACATCGCCAACGTGATCGAGGAGCCCACCGTGCAGGCGCTCTGCGCGGTATCGGCCTCGTCCCAATAGACCTCGGCCGAGCCCATCCAGCTCTTGAGCGTGACCTGGTGCGTGTTCCATGTGTCGCCGATCACGGTGTCGTCCACCGTCTCTGCGCTGACGTCGAGGGACCAGGAACGGGCTTCGGCAACGGTATTGCCGCCGACCTTGACCAGTGCGTACTGGCCGGTGTGGTTCGCCATAAGAGGGCTCCATCAAGGGGATGCGGCGTCGTCCGACGCTGCGAGAGGCCTTGCCCAAGGGCCGTGGGGGCGCTGAGATTAGAGAAGCGCGGCGTATTGCGAGTTGCGCGCGCGCGTGAAATCGAGCTGCGGGATGTCCGGCGCGGTCGCCATCGTGTGATAGCTGACGGTGAACTCGAGCCGCGCGCGGCCGATGCGAATCTCGCCCTCGGCGTTGGCGTCTATGGTCGTTCCCGACAGCCAGAGATCCTTTGCCAGCCCGCCGAGCGTCGGGTCGTCGGCGATGACGAACTCGACATCGGCGGCAATCGCGTCGGCCTCTTCGTCGTTGTCGCCTTCGCCGGTCACGATCTCGACCGCGAGGATCAGTTCTCGATCCAGCTTGCGGGCACGGCCGCCGATGGTGAGGTTCGCGCTGCGCTCCTGCCGGCCGTAGACCAGCAGATAGGGCGCGGTCGCAATCGGCATCGGCGCCTGGCGGCCGGACTTGACGGCGGTCACGATGCCGAGCGTCACGAGGTCGCCGAGCGCGTCCACCGCGGCGTCGACGATTGCGCGGCGGACATGGAGCAGCATCGGGTCAGACTTTCAGGTCGACGTTGACGAAGCCGGTGCCGTCGGGGCGAATGGTCTTGCACCGGAAGCTGTAGTTTCCGAAGTCGTCGGTGACGGTGATGGCGTCATCCTCCGTCGCGCCGGACGGAAGGTCGGTCGCGACCAGCGCGATGGAGGGTTCGCGGTTGACGAGTTCGACCTCGCTCAATCCTGCAATCATGGACGTCGGCCGGTCGAAGATCGCGAGGAACGTCGTCGCGCGCCACGTCACCGATGCGCCGAAGTCGGCAATGAACGAGGCGCGGTCGGCGGCGGTCTCGACGGCCATGGATCAGCTCCGGTTGTCGAGGCGAACGAGGCGCGCCATTGCCTCTGACATGAAGCGGCCGGCACGGCGTTCGTAGGCCCGCTGCGCCACGCCGTAGAAATCGAAGCGCTTGCGATAGGCGACGCCGTTGACGAAGTGGAACGCGACGCCCAGCAGGCCGCCCGGCATATGCCAGTAGACGCCGGGCTTGAGGCCCGAGCCCTTGCGCGGCACGAAGAAGTAGTTGGTCTTGCGCGCGCCCCGCCGGGCGCCCTTGCGGTTCGCTCGGTAGCCCTGCTCGCCGAACGCCTGCAGGTCGCTCAGCATGCGGACAATGAACGGGCCCGGCACGTTGCCGTAGGCGTCGCGTGGCGCCTGCGCGCCGGGGACGGCGAAACTGCCGGACGGCATCAGGCCCTTGAGGATCAGTGCGCGCTCGAAGCGTTTATGCTTTCGCGGGCCGCCCGTGATCTCGGCGGCGAGGAAGTCCGCTGCCGGGATGCCCTTACCGCCGAACTCCTCGAGCCAGATGCGGACAGTCGGCTGTGCTATCGTCGGCAGCTTGAACCGCAGTCCGCCGAGCGCCCAGGGAGTCGGGCGGTCGAAAACCTCCGTCATCTCCGAGCGCAGCGCGCCGTGCACGTAGCGGCCGATGTTCGATGCCGCCTCGAGCTGC